CAAGATACCGCTTTCCGCAAGTCTGGCGATCTAGGCGAGATCGTACAGGAATCACCACAAGTGATTCATAAATCCCTATGGGGCGGTCGTTTCCTCACAAATGCCGACCTATTTAACTAAGGTAAAAAATCACTAGGAGGTGAAAAATAATGTCGGAACAAAACACAAACATAGAAAAAAACTATCCAGGTTCAGGAGATGGCGCAGAGATTAACTCAGCGGGATCTTTAGTATCTGGTGGTGTTGGTAGTGCAACTGGTCTGAATGCTGCAGGAGGATCTGTAGGTTCACAACTTGGTAACACTGCTACTGCAGGATTCGGTGTAACAACTGGAGATAACGCAGTCAATCCAACTGGCAACGCAGGAGGTATTCTACGTCCTGAACAAGCACAACGTTTCATTGATTACGTCTGGGATGCAACTGTCCTCGCTAAAGATGGCCGTCGTGTCACCATGAGAGCAAACACCATGGAAATTGAAAAAGTCAACGTCGGAGAGCGTGTAATTCGTGCAGCAGCACAAGGCTCACCAAACTACACAAACACTGGCGCTAGATTTACAAAGGTTGAACTAACAACAAAAAAGATTCGTCTTGATTGGGAAGTAGCAACTGAAGCACTTGAAGACAATATTGAAGGCGGAGCATTGGAAGATCGTCTAGTACGATTAATGACCAACGCATTCGGTAACGATATTGAAGATCTTGCTATCAACGGTGATGGAGCAACAGGAGATTTCTTGTCCATCATGTCTGGTTTCGTAAAGCAAACTCGTGGAACAGTAGGAAATGCTGCTCACGAATATGCTGCAACAGTTGCAGACAACAACTACACCACATCAGTAATGCAAGGCTTGCTATTAGCAATGCCTCGTAAGTACCGTGCACTTAAGAGCAATCTTAAGTTCTACGCAGGTACTGATGCTTTTGCTGGTATTGTTCGCAACAACGGTACACTAGCAGATGCTATTTCATCAGCGTTCTCAGATCGCATTGGTAGCACTCAACTAAATCGTCAAGATTATCTTGATGGTGCTGCACAGACATTTGGTAATGCACGTACAACTCGTGTACTAGGTGTAGATGTACTAGAAGTTCCTTACTACCCAGCAGGTTATGTTGATTTAACATTCCCTTCTAACCGTGTATGGGGCTTCCAGAGAGACATCACTGTAAACCGTGAATACAAGCCAAAGAAAGACACAATTGAATACACAGTATTCGTACGATTTGGTCTTGCTTGGGAAGAACTAGATGCAGTCGCTTATGTTGACTCAGATAGTGCTGATTCCTAAAATATAGTCATCACGTACTAGGGAGGACGGCATAAAACCCGTCCTCCTTATTGTCTTTCTGATGGTATAATTACAGATGAACATGGGAGAAAAAATGAATTTAACAATGGATCAATTAAAAGATAAGACAGTTATGGCACTAAAAGCATATGCAAAGAAAAATAACATAGAATTATTTGAATCAAACACAAAACTTGAAATTTTAGAAATCTTGGCTAGTTGGATTCCGCCAGAAATAACAGAAGAAACTGCAGAAAAAGCAGGTAAAAATAAAAACTTAACAAACAAAGTAGCATTACACTCAGACAGAAATCTTCATATGGATGGTTTGGGAGCATTGAGCGTGGGGTATAACATAGTCTCAAAGGAGGCATCGGAAAAGTGGCTTACTCACAGGTTAGTACGAATAGCACAACCTGAAGAAGTAGCATCTTATTACGCTAAAGTATAATGTCAGTAGTCCTTCGTTTACCTCCGTATCCTTTAACTGTTAAGTACACAGTTCCAGACGCTAATGCCAAATACGTTATAGTTGTTGAAGATGTCGCAGAGCAATCAGAAACTACTTCTTATAGAACATCAAATGCCAGCAAGCAAGTTACTTATACATTAGATGATGATTTTATTAAATATGATAAATCCTATGCCCTAACAATTTATGAAGATTTAGAAGAAAGTGGCATGGTTTTAGCAGATCGTGGAGATATAGTTGTTGAAGATAATCTAGAAGTAAAACGTCCATACGTAGATCCTACACTTTTAGCAGCAGCAAACAATCAAACATCTGCAACAGAAATTGCTAAATACACAGAATATGAAAATTTAGCAAGAGCAATCATTGACTCTATAACTGGTGGTTTTTATTATGAGCGTGAATTTTTTGAAATTGTTGGACAAGAAGTAGACTATATTCCACTTTGGAAAAGAGTACACAAAATATTGAGGGTATACGAAAACTCAGAACTAGTTTATGACATATACAACGAAGATGGTCCAACTATAGGAGATTACACATACGTAATTACTAAAGATAAGACCGCACTCACAAAAGACCCAACAGCGTCAAGTGGTGCAATCAACAGAGCAGAACAAAGACCAGCAAGAATGCCACTTGGAACGTCAGACTCTTTTTCACTTTTTGATACAGAGGACAGTGGAAACACTATGACTGTAACTCCTGGAGTAGCATTTCCAGCAGGCATAGATCTTATATTATTGTTAGAAACTGGATATAAGGTAGTGCCTATTGATATTCAAGATGCTACAAAATTATTAGTTGAAGATATTAGATGCGGTAAATTAGATTATTACAAGAGATACATTAAGAACTACAGCACTGATCAATTTAAAATTGAATACGATAAAAGAATGATTGAGGGTACTGGAAATATTATTGTAGACAAAATTTTGTCTAAATATATTAATAATATTGTTCGTCCTGGAGTATTGTAATGGATACATGCGAAGTTACAGACTTTATGTTTCCAATGAAGGCTGATATATATTTTCCTATTCTTGCACAAGGTGGCTATGGCCAACCTACAAAGGACTGGGTATACGATAGAACAATTACTTGTAATGCTACATCTGTAGGTGGGCTAGGATCAGAAGATGTAAAGCCAGATAATTTTTTAAAATATGAAAACAAACTTATTGCAAGAACAAAAGAAGACCCAAGACTTTCTTCAAACAATGCAAACAACGCAACAACAAATATACTTATAACAAACATTAGAGATGCATCCGACACTATCATTTACAAAGAAACAGCGGGAGCAAGATCAGGTAAAGGAACAATCTACGAAGTAGCAACAGTTGAACCTTTTACTGGACCATTTGGATATACTGAATATTACAAAATGTTGTGGCGTAGGGCTGAAAATCAGACTGTAGGTGACTAGTGATAGCAAGAACTAGCACGACATCTTTTACCAAACAAATGAATAATATTATTAATTATTCCCTTGGATTTTTAGAAGGCGTTGATCGTGGTAAAAAAATATTCTTTGACAGATTAGGCAAAGGGGCTATTCAAGCGCTAGCACAGTATATTGATGTACAAGCCAGAGCCAATCCAAAAGCATTACATCATGTTTATGAGTGGAATCAAGTTAGTAGTCCAAGTGCAAGATTATTTAATTTAGGTTACACAGTTAGCAACTTAGGACTTTCAGTTAATTCTACATTTAAACAATCAAGAAGCGTTTCTGAAAATATGACTACACCGTTTTATAATAAAGCAAAAATTATGGAAGAAGGAATTCCAGTAACAATTACACCAACAAAATCTAAAGTGTTAAAATTTAATGGACCTAATGGAGAGATATTTACAAGCAGACCAATTAAGGTTGAAAATCCAGGAGGAGACTTTGTTGTTGGTGGTTTTGAATCTGCATTTGATGAGTTCATGACTAGATATTTTAAACAATCTTTTTTAAGGGCATCTGGAGTATATGACTATATCAAAAAACCAACACTATATAAGAAAAACTTTAAGGCTGGTTCAATCGCGGGTAGAAGTAAGGGAATTGATACAGGATTTAAATGGATAACTAATGCAACAATTGGGGTAGAATAAGACTATGACTATATTAACTGACACTGGATTTCCACCAACCTTTTTAAACAAATATATTTTGTCTGAGTTAGAGCACTATGGACTCATAGCAGCATCAGAAGGACTAAGTCCAATGGTTCCAGCACAATTTCCAACAAACATTGAAGATTTATATAATGATAATATTCAAATTAGACAAACAGAAAGCCCTATTTTAATTGTTTACGATAGATTAATGAGATTTAGGCCTACTCCGTTTTATTTACAAAAAAGAG